CCCGAAGGTCTGCCCACAGTAGAGGCAATTATGGCAAATCCTCAACTGCTTGAAAACGCTCCCGAAAGTGTACAGGCCCAACTCAGAAAAAAAGTGGCCGACCGTCTCCAAGAACACGCTGATGTTCGCCAAGCGCAGTTAGCCATTCCCGCAGCATTAGAACGCAGTAGATCTGAAGCTCTTCAACAGTCAATTGCTCTCCAGAAGTCTGGAGAAGCTCCTATTGGTCTGCGGCCATTCCTCAATTTATTCGCAGATATATACGAACCGACACGGGCCGAATTGGGTGATGTCGCAGTACCGATGCTACACAAATATGCAAAAGCCCTTGGACTTAAAGGATATTCTGGCATGACTAGAAACAGACTGGAAGATTTTATTATAACCAAGACTACGCCAGTCCAAGGTCTTGGACTTAAGGCTGGGGCTTTAAATTCCAAGGGTGGTGGAATAATGAATGCTTTCAGAGGTTTAACTGGTATGCCACAGCAATCTGAAAATGATAAATTAGCCGATGCCATAAAACTCATCGCTAAACACACCAGAGGTGGAAATTTTGCCGACTTTATGCACGGTATAGGACATTATCTTCTTGGAGGTCAATTTCAACTTCCAACAGGAACCAATCCTACAGGGACACCAACTGGCGGAGCACTTCTTGGAGCAAATGGAAAAGGTCGACTCCATGTAAACCAAGTAATGTCTGGTATTAGATTACCCGAACATTTTAAAAACTATGTGACACTTGCCAATAAAATGCAGACTGGCGGTTCTCTGAGTAAGTCTGATATGCAGAAACTTCACGATTATCGCACACTCCACGGCGGAGGGTTCTTCGATAGTCTCTGGTCTGGAATCAAGTCTGTTGGGTCAACAATCGCCTCTGTTGGCAAGGCCGTTTTACCGGCGGCGCTTCCATTCTTAACTCCGATGTTAGCACCAATTCTTGGTCCTGCGGCCCCCATTGTCACTGCTCTTCTTCCAAAACTGCTTGGCGGGTCGTTAAAGGGTCGTAGACCTAAACACGTCTCTGAAGTGATGGCTGGACTTAATCTTAAGAAGCATTTCAAAAAGTTTATGCATCTTGCTCGCAAACATAGAGATGGAGGTTCTCTGACGCCTAAAGACGAGAAGAAACTTGGAGACTATGTAAAACTCAACGGCGGTGGATTCTTCGATAGTGTATGGTCTGGAATCAAGTCTCTTGGGTCAAAGGTTGTTGAAAATCTACCAGCCATAATTGAGAATGCTCCAAAGGCAATTGAATACGGAAAGAAAGCATATGACTTTGGCAAAAGTGCCGGTATTTTTGGAAAAGAAAAGAAAAAATAATGGGTAATAAATGAATGTCCCGACATATAGTTTGGTTCAAAAAACACTTCCTCTAACTGGTCTTCCGGTTGGGGGGTTCAATGGTGGCTGGCCGTATCAAGAAATTAACAAGATTGAAAATGGAACGTTTGGAGATAGCGAAATTTGGATAGACCGAGAGAGGGGTTTTCTTCCGCCCGATGTTAACGCTATTGGAAGCGCGGCCTTTGGTTATAGACCCCGTTCCCCGATCGGTACCTGGCAGAATGGTGGGGCTGGCTGGGGAATGCCTGTATTAAATGCAGACCCTCTTGCTGACCACGCCAAGACTATTCCTAAGGAGTTGCGATACACTCAAAAGGATTTCAATACTCTTCGCTCTCCTGAAGGAATTATTAAAGGTGTTGAGCTCCATCAGAATATGAATTGGGGAAGAGGCGGTATGACTGTCAAAGGAGTTAAAGGACGTGAGGATGGTTATTCCTACGGTGCTCCCGCTGGATGGATTGAAAGCAAGCCACACGGAGTTCTGAGTCGCGGTTCGTCCATTCCAATTGTGTAATTCTTATAAAATTTATTATTAATAATAAATTCTCAAATAACTCAAAAGATAGAATCAAAGAGACTTCCAATAGAAGATCCAATCCCACCGCCAGTCACAGCCCCACCTTTGCGGGCACGGCCACCAGTCACGGCACCACCACGAGCGCGGCCACCAGTCACGACACCACCACGAGCGCGGCCACCAGTCACAGCACCGCCATAATTACCTCCAGTAACAGCTCCGCCAGTAACGGCTCCAGCAGTCATAGCACCGCCTTTAGATTTCCGCCACTTAGCGGCAACGCCTTTGATGACCTCTTTTGGGGTCATTCCGTGAAACTCCTTGTCGTGATAATGTGCTTTTACAAACATTTGATAAGCACCCATTTATTAAAGATTTTTATTTATTTTCATCAATGAAAAATTATTTCCTTATTTATTTTCTACGACGACTGATTTTTTCATCAAACATTTGATCCAACCCTTTGCCTTTTGATTTTAACGGTTTCTCCAACGGCTTATAATCCTCAATTGCGTGTTTGACTTCTATAGCCGAAAGAGACCCATAATTATAAATAACTGTATCGGGAGAAATTTCACAAACACCATCTTGAAGGCACACTACCATTAACTCGACTGCTTTTTGGTCTGTCCAATACAGATACGATACTTGAGCGCTATTTGAACAATAGTTCCAAGTATTGAATGACGCTTGTACTGTTAGAGTCACATTGCCATTCTGGTTCGGGTAAATATCGGACGAGCTCAAATCAAGGCCGAGATCCTTTAATGGATTAACAATAACAACAGGGTTGACCAACCAACTGGTGTATGAATAAGGATACCCATTTGAACACGCAATACGAAATAGGTCTTTAATACTCGCTCCAGAAAGAAGTCCCTGTCTGTTGTTCAGCTCTATACTAACAACACCTATTTGATCTGTATTGTATGTCATACCAGGTGATGCATTTGGACTCCCACCAAAAACAGCGCACTGTCCTGATGCATCACCAATTGAGAAAAAACAATCAGCATAAGATTTTTGTGTACTGTTTGCGGCGGCTGCTCGAATATTGACTGGTAAATGTGCATAAATGTAAATAAGACCAGGCATGTATGAAAGACGTAAAGCTTGGGAATATACTTTTCCCGTATTTTGAACCGTTCGGAGAAAATTTCCGCTATCATATGGAAATGTAAAATCTGTTAGTCGCGTTGGAAAATATTGGGGAATGCTAAAGTCATACGAAACAACTCTTGGAATTTGGACAACTCGAGAATCGAGAGTTATAACAGAATATTCTAGACGAGCGCTGTTGTCTATCAGAACTGCCAAGAAATTTTCAGGATAGAGTGCTTGTGCCTGTATTCCATAAACTACCATATCGTTAAGTAAACTATAGTTCATCTGATATGAAAGAGTCTGAACATTTGCAAAAAATGTCTTATCGTCATACAGAGAGCATGGCGGAACAAAAATTGGTTCACATACTTCAAAAATAGCAACATCATTCGCTGTTGGAGTTCCTCCCAATTGATATGATACTGGAAAAAATGAGCCTCTAGAACTACCATAATTGCAATTTTGGAATACTGATAATGGTTGATTGGATTGTACTATAGTAGACAGTATCATGTCATCTGAAGTCAAACATGGCGCGTTATCTATCATGGAAGGACATTCCGACGCCTGCTTTTCCAAATATTCTTTTGGAATTGTGCGTAAAATAGCAGGAATAACTTGTCTCAAACTAACGGATATCGGAACCCCATTTATTGTCAAAGTTGCTGTGTCTGTACAGGTAGACAAAGGGAAAGGACGGAGTACTCCAACGGGAACAGATAGTGGTAAATTACCAGTACCAGGTGTCTCTGTCGTTCCATTGGAAAAGATATTTGGATTATTCATTTTTAAAGTCCCTTGTGAATCATTACTATTAAACACAGTTCCCTGAGAAGATACCTGAACGCGATACCGTATTCTCATATTTCTACTAATAACTGAAGTGGTAAGCGTTGGAAGCGTGATATTGTTGAATAAAATTTGTCCTCCGAGAATTGAGCCGTTATTCTGGGGATTGTTGTATGTGGTCTGAACTCCGTTAACTTCAATGACCTTTGTGTTATGCCCCATGACATTTATGTTTTGGTCAAGAATTACCTTAACCCGTTCCATTTATAATATAATTATTAATAATATTTATTAATAATTTAGAATTCAACTCTTTCGATTAGCGCCGACGAACACGGCCACCAGTAACAGCTCCGGCAGTCATTGCCCCACCGCCGAGAGTCTCAGCACGCTTCAGAGCCATACGGAACAGCGGGTCGTCAATGACCGAACCAACGCCTTTGGCCACACCAGAGATGACGCTGCGGGTGTTGCCATACAGGTCACTCAGAGCACCTCCGCCTGCTTTCTCAACAGAAGACGGGACGAACGCAGTCTCTGCAGATTCAGCTTTGGAAGCATCCTCAATGGCCATTTTGACCTCCGTAGCCGAGAGAGCACCAGTGTTGATAACCAGAGTATCGGGGCTAAGTTCGCAAATACCTTCCTGGACACAGACGACCATAAGATTGGTCGTTTGGAGGGTTGCCCAACCAGGTGCAGCTGTGGCAAATTGGTTTGTTGCCGTAGAATAATTCCAAGTATTGAAACCTACCTGAATAGACAATGTAACATTACCATTCTGGTTAGGATAAATATCAGACGAGCTCAAATCAAGACCAAGGTCCTTTGTCGGATTAATGATGACAATAGGATTGACCAGCCATTGACTGTAAGGATAAGAGTAGCCATTAGAGCAAGCAATTCGGTACAGGTCCTTAATCGATGCTCCAGAAAGAAGACCCTGTCTGTTGTTGAGTTGAATACTAACAACGTTAGTCTGATCCGTATTGTATATCATTGTATTTACTAGTGGGGTTCCAGCAGTTCCGCTGGCAGTACCCAGAGCTAAAAATGTGTCCGAATATGCAGCGGCTCCCGCAGCTGCGGCAGCCGCACGGGTATTAACGGGAACTTGAGCATACACGTAAATCAACCCAGGCATATACGATAATCTCAAACTTTGACTTTGGATAAGACCGGTGGACTGAATTGCTATGGCAGAGAGAGGATTTGCAAATGCAGAAATAGGAGTTGGGAAAAACTGAGGCAGTGCATAGTCATACGAAACAACCCGAGGAATGGCAACTACTCGGGAATCAAGAGAAATGACAGAGTATTCCAGACGGGCACTGTTATCTACCAGCGCTACCGAAAATACAGCTGGATAGACCGGGGCAGTGCCAGTACCGGCAAATAACCCATTGTCCACTGCCACAACACACATATCGTTCAAAAGACTATAATTGGCTTGGTAACTAAGGGTATTGACATTAGCCAAAAATGTCTTGTCATCATAGAGCGACAAAGGAGGAACAAAAATAGGCTCACACAACTCAAAAGTATATACTGTGGTTCCGCCAGCAGAGACGGAGGAAATAGGAAGAAATGAGCCACGAGATGTTTGATTTGGACAATTAATCATACTAGAACTTGGTTGAGATGATATAGCATAACTACCACCAACACCCGCAGCGTCATTAATTAATACAGCAGAATTATCAAGCTGTGTTGGACATTCAGATGCTTCTTTTTCCAGATATTTTTTGGGAATGGTCCGGAGAATAGCAGGCATAACTTGGCGCAAACTAACGGCCACAGGAACGTTGTTGACCGTCAAGATTGCTGTGTCGGTACATGTTGATAGGGGAAATGGACGAAACGTCACCTTAGGAACGGTGTATGGGGCTGACGCATTTGCCATCACACCAGTAGTAGTAGTAGCCGTTACAGTAACGCGATACCGAATGCGCATATTGCGAGAGATGACCGAATTGGCAAGAGAGGGAAGAGTAATATTAGAAAAGAGAATCTGGCCACCAACAATCGAGCCGTTGTTCTGGGGATTGTTATACGTTATCTGAGTACCGTTGACACGGAGCAGTTTTGCGCGATCACTGCCAACATTGATGTTTTCGTCAAGAATTACCTTAACGCTATCCATTTATTATAATTTTTTTTATTTTTTCTCTCCTCTGAAATTTTTTACAAAATTCTCACTTGGGTTGATGAAATCCAATACTTCGGATGGTTCTTGTTCACAAACACAAACCGTGATTTGGAATCGAGGATTTCTTTGACTTGGGGAATGGTATACCCCCCATATGTCGATAAAAGCACTTTAGTATCACGCGGATTAGACTGGGGAAATAAGACAAAATACTGACTTTCACGGATTGGGGCTTTTGTTCGATTGCCGCTCATTGGATTATGGCAAATGGAGATGACTGCCAATCCGTTATGTCGACCCATAGTTAGCGCTTTATCACGCAAGTCGTCCAGTTTCATCATCTTCTTCTTGCTAAATCCTTCAAGGTCGTCAAAAATAATAATAGCGTCTTCAGGAAAATCAGACACAGTAAATGGCCGTTCCAATTCCTCTTCAATCTCGTCAATGTCCATCGGTATAACGTCTTTGACGCCTTTCATACTCTCATCGTCGAGGAATGGGGATATGAACAGGACTTGACGCTTCTTATCTCTGTTGTACTTCAGAAACTGTTTTACAAAATATGTTTTACCGCTTCCGCGCATTCCAGTGATAAAGACAGTATATGCCTTGTCTTTTGGAACAAGAGGAAACAGTTTGGTTGATTCGGGATACTGGAGGAAATGCTTTAGACTATCGTTGACAAACTCAACAGCGTTGTCATACTTTCGGTCGAGTTTTGGATTTGGATGAACAAGTGCGCCGGCTTCAAAAGAAGTAGTGAGTTCGTGGATATCCTTAATACTAGTTTTTGAATCGCCTTTAAGAAATTCCTTAAAAATTTTGATTTTATTGGGCATCGTTGTATCCAATTCTGGTTCATTTTCATCCGATTTAATATATATTTTCAGGTCTGGTTTACTCTCAGAAAACGCAATTGGAGTTCCTCCACTTTTCAGAGAGAGCATCATTTATTAATAATATATTAATAAATTTAATTTTACAAAATCCTTAAAACTGTCAACTGACAAGTTCCAACCGGATTATCCCCTGATGCGCCCCAAATAGTATAATAGTATGTACCAGCCGATGGAGCATCAACGATATGTCCAGAGCAACTCGCTAATGCTGTTCTATTTCCATCATAACCAGCAAGTGTTTGCGTCACGGTATTTACCCCGGCTGATATTAATGCTCCGTATGCCAAATTTGTAGTTTGTCCTGATGTGCCACCAAGTATCAACGACCTGCCCAGTGTAAAGTTAGTTTGCTTATTACCTCCAGATGTGCTAAAGACGGTGTTAAATTGAACTGATAATTTTTGACCTGCTAATACTATAATTGCCGCGCTTGTTGTTAATATTACTGGTATGTAAGTTGACGCAGAAAATGATGGTAAAGCCGTATAGCCATCCCCGTATAACCACATATTCGGAGAAGGTCTAATCAGACTATACTTTGGACCAAATGGAACCCCCGGAACAATAGTGCTATTTTCCTGAGCAATTAAATCATAGCTTGCCGTATTAGCCGTTCCAGTAGAACCGACGCGCCAGCCACCAACAGCCCCGGTAGTAGCGACTTGAGGACCCACATTGACAAAGGGTAGCGATAGACCTGTGTTAAAATATGCTGTGCCCGCATCGTCAATTCCTAAATCACTTTCTCCACTTGTTCCAACAATGTGGATTGTTCCCGGCCCAACATTCAACCCATTCCAAGGATATTTAGTATTTCCAAGAGCATAGGCGTTAGAACTTGTTGGTAGTAAATCACCATCAAGTTTAATCTGATTATAGCTTTTGTAAAAAGTTGCGCCAGCAGTTGTATAAAATGCAGCAGTTGGATTCCAAAGATTAAGTGAGAGGTCACTTACAATATCATTTATAATTCCGATAGTGAGATAACCTCCCAATCCAGTATGAACAATCAAATCTTGACCTACGATTAATTCAGTCGAAAACGAAGTCGCCACACCAGTAACCACGGTACTCGATACAGTACTTGAAAGTGTTCCAGTAGCTAATGTGGCATATGAAGCTCCTTTAGTGTAGACAGCACCAGTGGCTGATACCGCCTCGCCCGTACCATTGGAATACATCATTGCGCCCGTTGGTCCTGGAACAAAAAAAGTACCCGTTGCACCTGTGGCACCCGTTTGTCCAGTTTGTCCTGTGGCACCCGTTTGTCCTGTGGCACCCGTTTGTCCAGTTTGTCCTGTGGCACCCGTTTGT